GACCCTCGAACGGCTGCGAGAAGAAGCGGCTCGTACTGGCAACATGACAAAAGTCATTCAGTACAAGGCGCAGAAGCGAGCAGCTTCATCCAAATGATTTTTTAAGGAAATACCATGTCTAACTCATTCAGCAAAGAAGAACGCGTTGCCTTTGAAGACCTCCTAGAAGGCTTCCAAGACGCACTGGTTTTGTCTCGTCACGTTTCGGTCTACAACACAGACCAGACAATGATGGAACGAGCCAACAACACAATCTGGCGTCCACAGCCTTACATTGCTCAGTCGATCTCCAGCACCCCTGGTCAAACAATCGCTGGCCAATACCAAGGCATGACTCAGTTGGCAGTCCCTGCAACCCTCGGCTTCAGCCAGACTGTGCCTTGGGAAATGACTACCCTCGAGCTGCGCGATGCGTTGCAAGAAGGTCGTTTGGGTGAGAGCGCCAAGCAAAAGCTGGCATCTGACATCAACGTGGCCATCATGAACACAGCCGCAACTCTGGGTTCGTTGGTCGTTCCAATCGCTGCTGCTGCTGGCGATTATGATGACGTCTCCTTGTGCGACACCATCATGAACGAACAAGGCGTGCCTGACTACGATCGTTTCTTGGGCTTGTCAAGCCGCGACTACAACGGTCTGGCTGGTAACTTGTCACAAGCAAGCCGTTCATTCGGCAACGCTAAGTCCGACAAGGCCTACGAGCGCAACTTCGTTGGCATGGTTGCTGGCTTCGACACCTACAAGTTCGACTACGCAAACCGCATCGGCGCTGCTGCTGGTGGTGCATCCATCACCATCGACACAAACGGTTCAAACAGCCAAGCGAACTACGCTCCTCAAGCCACATCCACATCCGTGGGCGGCCAGATCAACGTGGACAACCGCTTCCAGACTGTCACCGTGTCTAGCACCACCAACGTGGCCGCTGGCGATGCGTTCACGATCGCTGAGGTCTACGCTGTGCACCACATCACCAAGCAAAGCACTGGTCAACTCAAGACCTTCCGTGTTGTGTCTGTTGACTCTGGCACTACCATGACCATTACGCCTCCAATCATCGGCGCTCAAGGCTCTGCCACCGACGCTCAATTGCAGTACAAAAACGTGGAAGTGGCTATCGCTGCCGACGCTGCTGCAATCGTTTGGTTGAACGAGAACGCATCTGCCATCAACGTGTTCTGGCAACGTGATTCCTTGGAAATCTTGCCTGGCCGTTACGCAGTGCCATCTGACGCTGGTGTCGCAGTGATGCGTGCCACAACCGACCAAGGCATCGAGCTGGTGATGCAGAAGTGGTACGACATCAACACCATGTCGATCAAGTACCGCATGGACACACTGTTCGGTGTGGTCAACAAGAACCCCGAGATGTCCGGCATCTTGTTGTTCAATCAGTAATCTGGCCAAAAGACTGGGGGGCTTCGGCCCCCCTTTCTCAATAGGAGATCACCATGCCATTGACCAAAGGTTACTCAAGCAAGTCCATCGGTAAGAACATCAAGATGGAAAAGAAATCAGGCAAGCCAATGAAGCAGGCTGTGGCCATCGCATTGAACGTGGCCACCAAAGCAGCCAAGGCCGCAGGCAAGCCAAGCAAAGCTCCAAAGAAAGCCAAATGATGCAAGACAAGATTCTCATCCCAAAATACCGCAAAGACAGAAAGCCCGTCAAGGTACGCAAGCCATCCAAGCCATTGGACGGAATCAACCACCGCCTGCTGCGCGAGCAAGCCGAGGCAGAGGCACAAGTCGCGTCCACAGTTGTTGATTCTGAGCAAGAATCTGTCAACGATGATGCAGCGCCAACACGTTCTGAACTCGAAGCAAAAGCCACGGAACTAGGCATCCGCTTTGACGGTCGCACAAAAGACAAAAAACTGGGACAATTGATTCAGGACAGACTGTCCGAACAGACCACGACAACAGGAGAATGACATGGGATGGACAAAGCGCCAATTCGTCACGCAGGCATTTGAAGAAATTGGCCTTGCCTCCTACGTTTTCGACCTAACACCTGAGCAACTGCAATCAGCACTGCGCAGGCTCGACACAATGATTGCAGCATGGAATGCCCTCGGCATTCGCTTGGGCTATCCACTGCCATCCAGCCCACAAGACAGCGATCTGGACGAGCAGACCAACGTGCCTGACAGCTCGAATGAGGCCATTTACACCAATCTAGCGATCAAGCTGGCCCCGAGCTACGGCAAGCAAGTCATGCCTGACACCAAGGCAACGGCCAAGGAGTCGTACAACACACTCCTGTCACGCGCAGCAATGCCAATGGAGCAGCAACTACCAAGCACCATGCCAGCAGGCGCAGGTAACAAGCCATGGCGCGTGTACGACAATCCATTCATCCGTCCACCAGTCGACCCAGTCTTGGCCGGTCAAGATGGCCCACTCGAATTCAACTGAGGAATCACAATCATGCCAACCATCAATCAACTCTCAGGCATCAGCCAAGTCTCTGGCGGTGATCTGCTTCCTGTTTATGTCTCAAACAATGGTGATGCACGCAAGGTCTCGATCACGCAACTGCTGCAATATTTTCAGCAGACGTTTGCAGCACCAACAGTGGCCACAAACTTGTACACACCAGGCACAGGCTTCAACATCACAGTGCCAACGCCCACCAGCGAACAGCAATGGATGATCATCCAGCCTGCTGGAACTCTGGCCGCAGGCACGATCACTCTGCCATTGAACACTGGTGTGCCTGATGGCACTCAAGTGCTGGTGACAACTACTCAGGAAATAACCAGCTTCACGCTGGCCCTGAACGGCGCAGCATCAGCATTTGGTGCGCCAACCACACTGGCAGCCAATGCGTTCTTCACGATGCGCTTCTACCAAGCCACAAATAGCTGGTACCGAGTCGCATAATCATGGCAACCAAAGACTCAAGACTCGCTCGTGTTGGTGTGGAAGGCTACAACAAGCCAAAGCGCACGCCATCGCATCCGACCAAAAGCCACGTTGTCGTGGCGAAGGCCGGTGACCAAGTGAAAACAATTCGCTTCGGTCAGCAGGGCGTGTCTGGGTCTCCAAAGAAGGAAGGCGAGTCGAAGTCAGACAAGACCCGTCGAGAATCATTCAAGGCCAGACACGCTGAGAACATTGCCAAGGGCAAGATGAGCGCAGCGTATTGGGCCAATAAGGTCAAGTGGTAAGCCATGCAAATCCCAATCCTCAACGGCATCTACGCTGACAACACGCCAGAGCTTCGCACTGCCTATCCGGTCAACATGGTGCCTGTGCCAAAGAAGTCTGGCATCAGCAACGGATTCCTGCGACCAGGCGATGGCATTGTGGCCAACGGCACAGGCCCAGGCACTGATCGTGGTGGAATCAACTGGGACGGCATCTGCTACCGAGTCATGGGAACCAAGCTAGTGACCGTGGCCAGAGATGGAACTGTGACAGTTCTTGGTGATGTTGGTGGCCCAGCCAATACATTGGTGACAATGGACTACAGCTTCGACCGCTTGGCCATTGCAAGTGGAGGAAAGCTGTTTTATTGGAGCAGCACACTAGGCCTTGTGCAAGTAACTGACCCTGACCTTGGAGTTGTGCTTGATGTGGTGTGGGTCGATGGCTACTTCATGACCACTGACGGTGAGTTCCTCATCGTCACTGAGCTGTCAGACCCCACACAAGTCAACCCGCTGAAGTACGGCAGCTCAGAAGTTGACCCAGACCCAGTGGTGGCGCTACTCAAGTTGCGCAACGAGGTTTACGCGCTGAACCGCAACACCATCGAGGTGTTCGACAACGTGGGCGGAGAGTTGTTCCCATTCGCACGCATCGATGGCGCACAAATCCAAAAAGGTGTCATCGGGACACAGGCGTGCTGCGTCTACATTGAACGCATTGCATTTCTTGGTGGTGGCCGAAATGAAGCGCCAGGCATCTATGTCGGTGCAGCAGCCACGACACAAAAGATCAGCACGCAAGAGATCGACAATCTGCTTTTGCAATACACCGAGTCGCAACTTTCCACAGTCAAGCTCGAAGCACGCAATGACAAGAACCATGAGCACCTCTACGTGCACTTGCCAGACCGCACCATCGTCT